ACAAAACCTGTTAGGTCCGTGCCATAGATGGCGCGCTCTTTGCCCCATTCATACTTCACTGACGGCCACGCTAATATTTCAGGCTCACGTTCGATATAATATTCAAAAGGTTTGCTTTCGGTTGCTGACAATACAAAAGTCTTATTTTTAAGCTCCCTTTCCGTAGGCATATTGACCAGATCTTCTTTATATTGGGAATGTACCGAACCTGGCGGTGCCCACTCCCACCTAGTCTTGAAAAAAGAATCGAAGTCCAGCTTGATAGGTTTGAGTCCTTGTAATCGCCCGCGATTAAATATGTCCATAGCTAAACGATGTATTTCCGCCTTAGGTATGTTAGCCAACTTAGGCTGTGTCCTGTTCTGTCGCTCTGCGTCCCAGTCTACATTTCCCACTCCCCGGTTGACTAATACTTCCAGTTCAAATAACGGCGTGAGGTCAATTTGTACGATATTCTGCAGACCCTTCAGAGTAGATGTTATAGGCTTGATTGTCTTGACCCAGTCAAGTGCTGACTTACACCTACAGAATATATTTGAGTGAGTGACTAGATTCCTAATTTGTTCAGGGGCTACTAGCCACCAGATGATAACTCCTACTGCCCACGCCTCGTGCATTACGTGTCTATTCCTGTAGACGAATCTGATTGCGTAACTTGCTTTAGACCACAACTCATCACAACCTATCTTAGCAAGTTCGTGCCAACTAAAGAAACGAATGTGTTCACCGGAAATCCTAGTATATGGTATGATCTCAGATCCTCGACCACTAGTTAACCATGCTTTGAGAAATATTAACGCATTGCGTTCCTCATTATCTAAGTAAACTATTTGCGATACATCAGGTGTCAAAACTGCTCGTACCAGCTCATTACAAGTTCGTGCTCCAAATGGCACTCGCTCAAACCCCATGAGCGCTCTAGAATAAACTAGCCTCGCCTCTGGGTGTAAAGAATTAATCTTGGTTTCTACACCAGTGTAGAAACAAGTGACTTTAAGATAAGAAAAATATACACTATACACAAATATAGAGCTGAGTCCTAGTCTCATGTAGCCTGGTGGAGTGACTTTGTATCCACACACCACGTCAGCCAAAACCAGGTCAGCATCGTTGATCTCGACATGTTTAACGACCACCGAGTCGGGTGTGGTCGAAGAAAACCCGAGTGCATCAGGTATAAACATCATTCGTCTAAGTTCTCGTCTGGCCTCTCTACCTCCGCCTCTCGAGCTATCTCTGCGTCCGGCGCTAACTCTATGTTCGCGGGGTAGAGCCGGTTCAGCGGCAGTAGGTCCACTTGAAAATCCTGCCGTCCTGGTTCTTGTGCTACCATCACTGCCAAATTGTAGCGTTGAGTCCCACTTTCCGAGAACCCAACTAACTTAGGCAAAGCTACTGGGCTAGTCAGATTACACACCTCCTCCCCATCGTAAATTGTCTTGCCGGTATACATTGCCACTCGCTTTCTGCTCCAGTTCATCGTGACTTCTTCCTTCGTGTTAAACCAGCCGCCGTCACCAAACACATGTTCACGTTCCAACTCCTCCAATATTTTGTACTGCCTAGGATCGTCTATATTGTGTGCTACGACCGGAGGCTGACAAAGATTACTGCCATTGGGTGCCCACAACTTCCGTTTTATTCTACCTTCGTCGAGTGCATTATAATATAGATCATAACCTTGCCACCTTGACACCATACCCAGACACCATAGGTTAAGCCAGTCGGTATATCTACCTAGCTTTTTCCCGGTCCTTTGCTTAGCAACAGGTTTCAGCGTGAAGTTGGCATCAAGAGGTGTGTCTTTGAGCAATGGACCCGCACAACCTAATATAATCACGGTGCCCGAAGGTGGTGGCACCTGTTCAACTAACACCGCTCTCGGGTTGGTTGCGTCCCTTGCCCACGGACAGTCACGTGGGATTTCGCCGTCTGTTGCAAGCATTATATTCTTGCCAAATTTTGGCAACGCGTCAGTCAGCCTAACACCAATTCCTGGATATATATACGTTGGCACCATTTTTCCTAATACAGCAGAAACTTTGGCTGGTACATCCACAGAAACATCTGAGTGGATACTTGTAACACCGTTTTCCATCGCTTCAGCTAGTGCCTCAATATCTCCTGTGTTGCCGCTGTATATTTTAAGAAACTCTGCATGCTGCCAGGCCGCATTGTAAATCATAGAATTAATGTATTTCAAGTCCAAAATATTCCGTAGATCCCGCGATACAGCCAGCGCTTCTGGGTCAATATTGAAGGGTACGCCTGATACGAAATATGCGTGTATACCTCTCCATGCTCCAGGCATGGGCAAAGAGTACCTTCGCGGTACGTTAAACCACACATGACCTTCCAACGTATCGGGTTCCGGTTGACATACTAGAGAATCATAAAGTCTAGATGCGACTAGTAAGTCGTCGAAACATCTATGGTTAATCAGAAATTTATTTATCAAACAAAGTATATCGCCTGACGAGTAACAAAAGATCTCGCAGTCTTGTACATCTCTCAATCTGACTGAGTCGCTCAAAACCTGGTATTCATGCTTCAAACTACTCGAGTCCGCTTGATCACTGAGAAAGGGTGTTCTCCTGCTTAATACAGTTATTATATAATGAAATAAAAGTACTTCCTGCGCACTGAAGTTGTTTAGCCTGTAAACATTACCGAATTTAAGATAGTCGTCTAGTTGTTCTTTCTCTTCAGGTAATTTATGGCTCTTGAAGTCTGGAGGTCCATCTAATATGACAGTACTCACATTCTCAGGCACTAAGTACTTACCATTCTTAAACCCAGCTTTGCCAAACCGTGATTCTTTGATTTTGTAATGACCATCATCGTACTCATCGACACACCACACTTTGGCTCTCAATTTAATAGAAGGGATCTCAGCTTCTGCCTCAGGGACTAGAACAGCATGTTCCTCTATCCGCTCAAGCCAAGTCTCGAACCGAGTGTCAGTGCTACTGTAACCACATTTATTTGGTCCCAAGTCGACTGTGTATGACTGCACTTTAGCTATTTTTTCGTCTTCATTCCTAGTCGTGGCAATAGAAATGCATTGCGCGTGAGTCAACTCATAATCTACATCGTATGTCGTGGTACCTTCTATTGCGCGTTGCGTGTGATACTCACCCAACATTGTGAACATAAGGTAGATATATGACTCGTATCTGTTAAGTGTGAAATCATTAACTAATTTGTTAACTCTAGGCCTGTTTAGATAAGACATGTCCAGAGATTCAGTTATCCATGACATCACGTCTGTTGGCGACAAGTTGCCGTCACCGTTTAGACACTTATTGTTGAGCCCACTCACTGACAACTGGTGGCCAGTCGCATCTACATGGTGGGCAACGCCATACAATGTTACCGGTGTAGTAGTACGTGAGACA